TAAGACAGGCAAAGGTATTATGAAAGTGAAGCGCATGATGGATAGAGCAAGTGTGCGTATTGCCAATGGTGTTGTTAAAGAAGGTGCGATTAGTGAATTAGAGTCGATTAGTGAATTAGAGTCGATTTTAGATGAATCAGTGGGTTCATTATTGGGTATGGTACTTCCATCACATTCAAAGATGTATAATAAAGCAGCAGAGATGATGTCTAGTTTTCATGTGGAATTCCCATCGTATGGGTTAAACAAACTTGCAGCGTTGGTATCAAAGCGCACAGCAAGAGATTTTGATAGGCGTGCATTAGTGAAGGTATTTAAGAAGAAGTATCCAACAACCGCAATAAGTGAACAAGATATAGAGATATAGAGATATAATGAAGATTACTGTATGTAGATTGAAGTCTACTGATGTTTATAAATTACAAAATATAGTTAAGAAAGACATAGCAGAAAATGCATATATAACATGGCCCTTTACTAAGTCAGTTGCATTAGAATTTATTAATGATTACAACACATGGGGTATTTGGATTAATGGTGGTATACTTGCTGGAGCAATTGAGATAAAAGAAACGCATGAAACTGCATATTTGGTTGCTACCATATATCAGAATAATGGTATTGCGACAGAAGCGATTAAGAAAATAAAAGAAATATTCCATGATAGACAGTTATGGTGCATGATTAACCCATCTAATAAAGCGAGTTTAAAGGTTGCAAACAATGCAAACATGAGAGTTCAATTTTATAGATAAATAGTTATGTACGGAGACAATAATATGGCTAACAAGAAAGTAGAGAACCATGATATAGAAGATTTGCATGGGCCTATGAACAGTGTTGCAAAGGAAGATGCAAAAATTTGGACAGGTCTAGAACATAAAAAAGAATCAGAATATGAATTACATGAACATAGGACAGTAGTTGCAAAGAAGCAGAAAGCGAAAAAGTCTAGCAAAAAGCAAGATAGACGCATATCAAAGCAACTAGTAAAGCAGACAGATAAGGATGAAAGTGCAATATTGCATAAATAATATTATGAAAATAAACGAAATTATAAGTGAAGAGGCAGCAACAGGTGATACGATGTCTGGCAATTTTGGCAGCGTTTCGTTTCCAATGACGCCTGGAACTACCAAAGCGGCTGCTAGAAAAGCAGTTGATCCCAAAGATCATTTAGGTTTGGGTAAAAAGAATAAATCATTTAAAGGATTTAGACAATACAAAATGGATAACACTAATAAATGAGATTCAACCAATTAAATGAAAGATCCTCGTTACCACTATCACAAGAAGTTTCTGACATACTTGGACGTGGTGATACCGTTTATATACAAATTGATGATACTGATGTAGCAGAAGTAGTAGGAGTCAATCTTGACAAAGATAAGCGGACAGTAATTGTAGGATTTGGTAAATCTAGAAAATCTATCCCAGTACATAATGACACATATAGAATCGATGATAGCGAAGGCTACAACGTAATTCGTAAAATCGAAGAAAACATACAGGAAATCCCCATGACAAACAAAAAAATTAACGAAGGCTTATTAAGCGAAGAAGAAGAAACTGGCGTAATGGCTAAGTACACATTGTATATGATTGCAAAAAGTGCAACTCGCTTACACAAATTGATACAAGACGAAGAAGCAATCACGCCAGAAGTGCTTGATCTTTTACAAGCAGCATTATCTAGTGTCAATACTGTAAAGATGGACTATGACGATATCGAAGAGGCAGTTACTACTACTCCTCGTTCTGGTGCATTTAGTAATCCTCGCTCAATTAGAAATATGCCAAGTGTAGTTGGAAACGTAAACAAGCCAGAAGATGCACGATGGGAAGCAGCACGCGCAGCAAAGGCAAAATCAAAGCCTGCTAAACGTGGTTTAAGTGCATTATTCGCAGGCGATACCAACTCTGTTATTACACGTCAGCGTACAGAAATGGCGGCTGATGGTAGTGTTGGTCACATATATAAAGATGGTGTTGATCAAGGTATGTATGATATTGATACATTGGCTGATACTTTATTTTTCAATAATCAAAGTTTTGATTCGTTTGAAGATGTAGCAGCAGCATTAGGTGGTGAATTCTCTTGGGATGCATCTGCATTGTTAGACAATGTCACAGAAGCAGCATTATATGAAACAGAAGATCGTCCTTATGTAGTATTTCACAATAAAAAAGGTAGATATGAGACTCATGCAGCAACTTCTTTCGAAGCAGCAAAGCAGGCAGCAGCACATTGGAAATTGAAATCAACCGCTGGCGTTTCAGCACATGCGGCTGATGTAGAGCATGTTGCAGAGCAAGCATCATCTATGTTTGAATCCGCTAAAAAGAAAGCAAAATTAAAAGCGAAAAAATAATGTTTGAACCATCACTAGAAAGTAGAAATGAATGTAATCAATGCGGTGGAGTTTGTCATGGCAAAGCCGCAAGATATCGCACATTGACCATATTTGGTGAAATCCCAAGACGAATCAAAGTGTGTGATTCATGTCAGTGCAAGAAGTGTATACCAGAAGACTAAGAGAACTATTATGCAAGCAACTCAATTTTTACAAGAAGGATCTCTGACCAATCAAGAATTACGCAAGTATGGTGGTAAGCGGTTGGATTTATTCATAGCAAAGATTCAATCAGGTTCTCCATTTGTAAAAGCAGGAGAAACTGAGCCCTCTATTGTGTTAGTTAATGACCCAGATATTATTGAGCGTTTAAAGAAAAACGATATCCCTGCGATGTTTGATATGGAAGAAGGCGGTTCAATTCGTCTTACTCAATTACAAAAAACTAAAGAATTCGGTAGCACAGGTAGTAAGAAAGACACCTCTGAAAAGCAAGAACATGGTTTAATAGAAATAATCAATAATAATCCAGGTTGTGTGATTAGCAAAATGGGTATTACCGCACAATCAGCGCGTGGTAATGAAGGTGTGAATGCAATGAAGAAAGAACGATACATTGATATATTCATAACTGACAGTAAAGGAAAAGATCACGGTATCTCTATGAAAGGAACAACTGCTCCCTCATTAGGTGGCGGCGGTGCAGCAGGAATCAATTCAGTAGCCCCAGATTTATTCAAAAAGATATTCGCAAGAATTGAAGAGTTCATGAAGAAAGAATTACAATTAACCAATGGTGATATTATTGCATCAAAGCATATCCCAGATATATTTGTGCGTGTACCAGACGATTATGTAGAAAGCATAATGAGAGGAAACGAAGCAATGGGTGGTCCTATTGATTATATGTATGTAGGTCCTATGGATGCTATCGGAGAAGTTGATAATAATAATATGTTGAATTTAAATGGAAAATTCTATACAATAGAAGAGTACATTAATAAAATCGGTAATTTCTACTTTAGAATACGTAAACGTGATGTAGCAGATAACCAGACAGTTCAAGTAGCATATGATGAAAAGAATACACTCGGTCTGCCTAAGTTATTAAAAAATCCTGAAACGCATAAAAACAATTTAAGATTAGTTGTTACTAATGCACCATATACCACTGGTATTATCTTAGACTTGTAATATACCACGATTGCACTACTCAGTGCAATTATCATTCCATTTGTAAATAACCTAAAAAATCAATTGACAATTCTTTATTTGTAGTGTATTATAGTGTAATGCATTGATTAATGCATATCAATTAATTTTAGGAGAATACAAAGATGGCTCATTTTTCACCAGAAGACGTAAAAAAATTAAAGCAGATTATTACCGAAGGCATTCATATTACAGAAGAAGTGAATGTATTAAAAGAAGGTCTTAAAGACACAGTAACCGCAATTGCAGAAGAACTTGATATCAAGCCTGCAATTCTTAATAAAGCAATTCGCGTTGCATACAAATCAGAATTCCAAAAGGCGAGTGAAGATTTCAGCGAACTTGAAGATATCCTTGAGAAAGTGGGGCGTACTCTGTAGATGAGTTATGTAGATGGATTAATTGACCGCGATAGAGATATCATTCACGTTGTTGAACGTGTCAATGGTGTCCGTCGTTTCTTAGAATATCCTGCACATCATACATTGTACTATCCGTCACCGAAGGGGAAATTTACTTCTATCTTTGGTGATTCGTTAGAGCGAGTGGTGTGTAATTCTGGTCGCAAGTTTGCCGCAGAGAAAAAGTTACACCATCGCAAAGGTTTATTTGAGAGCGACACAAACCCAGTGTTTCGTTGTCTTGCAGATAATTATCTTGATGCTGAACCACCAACACTCAATGTGGCATTATTCGATATTGAAACAGACTTTAATAGAGAGATAGGTTATGCACCACCAGATGATCCGTTTAACGCGATTACTGCTATATCGGTGCATATGAGTTGGATGAAACAAACAGTGTGTTTGGTAATCAAGCCTAGTACAATGACTGAGGAAGATGCACAAGCGATTGTTGATAAGTTTGACAATGCTATCTTGTGTGAGAGCGAAGAAGCAATGTTGACTTCGTTCTTGGAGTTGATAGACGATGCCGATATATTGACAGGTTGGAACAGTGAAGGATTTGACATACCATACACAGTAAATCGTGTATCACGTGTATTGAGCAAGAGTCACACCCGACAGTTCTGTCTCTGGGATAAATTCCCGAAGCAGAAAGAAGTTATTAAATTCGGTAAAGAAACACAAACTTATGACTTGATTGGTCGCATACATCTTGATTATCTTGAATTGTATCGTAAATACACATATCATGAAATGCACTCATACTCATTAGATGCTATCTGTGAATATGAACTAGGTGATCAAAAGGTTGAATACGAAGGAACACTTGATCAATTATACCATAATGACTTTTTTAAGTTCATTCAGTATAGTATACAAGATGTTGACTTGATGGTTCGGTTAGATGAAAAACTTCAATTTATTGATTTGGCGAATCTTATTGCACACTCAAACACTGTACTATTACCAACTACAATGGGATCAGTTGCACAGATTGATCAGGCAATCATCAATGAAGCACATTCACAAGGTTTAATTGTACCTGATAAGAAGCGTGGTGAAAAACCTATTGCAGCAGCAGGCGCGTATGTAGCAACACCGATTAAAGGTGTTCATAGAGACATCGCATCAATTGACTTGAATTCATTATACCCATCTATCTTGCGTGCATGTAATATGTCTACTGAGACAGTTGTCGGGCAGATAAAGCAAGTGCACACTAGAAAGATGCTTGAAGATCATGACTTGAACGTACCTAAAGCGTGGGAAGGTAGATTCGCTTGTATAGAATATGAAATGGTCATGGAAAAGAATACCACATCATTACTTACACTTGAATTTGTAGATGGAACTGCTCACACCTTATCTGGTGCTGAGATATACGAACTTGTATTTGAAAGCGATCAGCCTTGGATACTTACTGCAAATGGTACATTGTTCACACACGAGAAGAAAGGTATTGTACCTCAATTACTTGAAACTTGGTATGCTGAACGTAAAATATTACAAACGAAAGCACGTGATGCACGTGACGAAGGTGGTGATAAGTTTGCATATTGGGATAAGCGACAGTTAGTTAAAAAGATTTTGCTTAACTCATTGTATGGTGCTTTATTGAATCCGGGAAGTCGTTTCTTTGACGAGCGATTAGGACAGTCTACTACCTTGACAGGTCGTTGTATTGCACGACACATGGCAGCATCATTAAACGAAGTCATTACTGGTGAGTATGATCACAAAGGTAAATCCATTGTATATGGTGATACTGACTCTACTTACTTTAGTGCATATCCTATTTTAAAAGATCAGATTGAAGATGGTTCAATTAATTGGGATAATGACACAATGATTGCATATTATGATGCAGTGTGTGGAGAAGTGGATACTACGTTTGCAAAATTCATGATGGATACTTTTCATACCACACATGAGTTAGGAGTAATTATTGCAGCAGCACGTGAAGTGGTGGCTACTTCTGGTCTGTTTGTAATAAAGAAGCGTTACGCACTTATGGTAATTGACAACGAAGGTAAGCGTGAAGATGTAGATGGTAAGCCTGGCAAGATCAAAGCAATGGGACTTGACTTGAAGCGAAGCGATACACCTAAGTTCATGCAGGAGTTCTTGAAAGAGATTCTTGGAATGGTACTAACTGGTGTTGAAGAATCCATAGTAATAGATCGTATTGTGACATTTCGCAGTGAGTTTAGAGCAATGGATAGTTGGCAGAAGGGTACACCTAAACGTGTAAACAACTTGACTAATCATACAAAGAAATATAATAAGATTGGCAAGTGTGGTGTGGGTCATGCAATGGCAGCAATCAATTGGAATCGTTTGAAGCAGATAAACGATGATGCATATAGTATGGATATCACGGATGGTATGAAAACTATTGTATGTAAGTTGAAGAAAAACCCAATGGGTATGACTAGTATTGGTTATCCGACTGACGCAAAGCGTATTCCTGATTGGTTTAAAGAACTACCATTTGACGACGGCTTAATGGAAGAAACTATCATCACAAAGAAGATTGAAAATCTAATCGGTGTTTTGAAATGGGACTTACAATCAGCAGCAGCGAATAATACATTCTCTGATTTATTTGATTTTTAATTATGAAGAATTATTTTTGTTTTTACAACGCTGGACTTGCTGGTACATGGCTTACTTGGTTTATTAATCAACACGCTAGTTTTCCACAATATAAGATGTCAGATAATACAACTGACAATGTGGTTACTGATTTAACGTGTCTTGGTAGTACTTGGTGCTATATGGCAGATGATGAAGACGGGTGTGCTGATGATGTACTTACTTTTGATCAATATGTATCTGATGTGGCAGTAACATATTCACAAAATAATTCTGCTACTAAGCGTTGCATTAAGGTACTACCAGATCATGATTTATCAGATTTGGATAGTACCAGTGATTTATTTACTGAGGTAATGAATAAGATTGATTATATCATTATGCCCACTTTATTACCAGATAGTACCATGTCACATCTAATAGAACGAAGAGTCGCATTCATGTGGGGCGATGCTGATCAACGTCACCAAGAAATGATTGAAATATATGCTGATGTAACCAATGGGGTATATGATACTAAATTTAATAAACCCATACATTACTTACAGATTGATAAACTATTGAATGGTAATGAGACTGAGTACAACGCACTCTTGGATATTATAGAAGAATCACCAATTGATAATTGGGCGCAGATTGCAGCAGACTATCGCATTAACTTTATTGAAAAAGATTATGGAAAAATTAAATGATAGAACAGTTTTTAAATAAAAAAAATACATTACGTAATCTGACAGATGATGAATTTGAGCGTATATTGCCTCAATTGGCAATTGAATTAGAGTCTATTGATTATCATTATTATTATCAACATGACGTGATATTGCGCGAATGGACTAAGTTAAGAAATTTCAAAAACACCACAGGTACTACTTCATCTGGTACTCGTGTTGGAATGAAGATATGTGAACACTTCTTTCCTAACTTTTTTGACATAGAAAATAATAAAGGTCAGTCATTTAGTAACTTATGGAAATCTGAAAATTTTGAGAAGATATTCAGATGGAATAGAAAATCACATTCAACTCCTTATTTGTCAGAACTTAGGCGTGGTTTATATTTCACCAAGGGTTTAACTAAGAATACAATGTATAGACCTCATTTGGCAAAAATGATATGTGATAGTCATGATTGTAAATATGTATTAGATCCGTCGTGTGGATGGGGTGGTAGAATGCTAGGTGCAGTTGCAAGTGGAAAGCATTACATTGGATTTGAAACTAACCCAACCACGTATGCAGGCTTATTGAGTATTTGCAAAGCACTCAGTATAGAAGATAAAGTGACAATATATCATGATGGTTCAGAGAACATGGACAAATATGATATTCCTAAAGTTGGTATTGTGTTAACATCACCTCCTTATTTTAATCTTGAAGTATACGATGATAATGAAAATCAAAGCGAAAATCAATATTCTACATACGAAGAATGGCGGGACAATTGGTTATTTCAAGTAATTAGAAAGAGTAATGCGTTGCTAGAAGATGATGGTATCGCATGTTGGAATACACATAATGTTGGTAAAATGAAACTCATTGATGATATAGTTGTGTATCAAGAAAGTCAAGGATACAAGATTGATCGTGAATTCCATAACACATCACCAGCGCGACAATCAAATCAAAATACTGATAAATCAAAACGAAATAAAGATTCTACTATTATATATAAAAATAAATGATTAAAATTGGATTCACAGGCACTCGCTATGGTATGAATGAGACTCAGTTTGAGTTAATATATGAGTATCTAGACCGCGAAGAAAAGTTTGAAATACACCACGGAGATTGTAATGGAGTTGATGCCGAAGTAGCATGTCTTGCAAAAGAGTTAGGTCATTATATAGTATCCCATCCACCTACTAGTTCAGCATTAAGAGCATATACTGACTATGATGAAATTCGTGAACCATTGGGTTATCTTGAACGAGATAGAAAAATAGTAGAATCTACTGATTTTCTTATTGTTGTACCTCATACAGACGAATGGCAATCACGAGGTGGTACATGGTATACACATGATTATGCAGTAAAGAAAAACAAAATGGTTGATGTGTTGTATCCGTCTGGTAGAAAATAAATTGAAATTAATTGCATTTAGGGGTTGACAGAAGCAAGGCATCTTGGTATAATAGTTAAGTAAGTTAATAAAGCAAAGAGAGAACGATTATGAAGACTGAAATGAATAACTTGTTAGAAGCAATCAAAGCAGATTACGTGTTTGCAACAGGAACATCTGATTCATCTAAACGAATGACTAAAGCATTTAATGAAAGTTTATCTTATAAATCTGGTAAGAAGTATATCAAAGTACTTCATGATCGTTCTGTTTGGGGCTTTATTGTCAATGTTGATGATGATGTTAGATTCAAGAAAGGCGATATCTTAAAAGCAGCCGGTTGGTCAGCACCAGCGCGTAACGCAGCCCGCGGTAATATCATTGATGGTGGTTATTCTGTTCATTGGACTGGTCCTCGTTATTTAAAATAAATTAAATTAATTGTCAATAACAGTTGACAATGACTCAGATATTTGTTATAATCATTAAGTAAATTAAATTAAGTAAATTCTAAAAGGAATATTATATGTCAGTTTCAACTCGTACTATCAAGATGTCAGAAGCAAATCAGATTCTACCGATTGCTTTCCGTCAAAAGCGCCCAGTGTTTTTGTGGGGACCTCCTGGTATTGGCAAATCAGAACTAGTTAAATCTATTGGTGATTCTGGTCAACTTGGTACTACCAAAGTAATAGATATGCGTTTAGCATTGTTTGAGCCTACCGATCTTCGTGGTTATCCTGTACCTAATGTTGAGACAGGCACTATGCAGTGGCTACCACCATCTGATTTACCTACTAAGGAATTGTCTGAGCAATATGAGACAATCATTTTATTCCTTGACGAACTTAACTCGGCAGCGCCTAGTGTACAGGCAGCAGCGTATCAGTTGATTCTAGATCGCAAGATTGGTCAGTATGTGTTACCAGATAATGTTGTTGTAATGGCAGCAGGCAACCGAGAGTCTGATAAGGGTGTATCGTATCGTATGCCTAAGCCTTTGGAAAATCGTTTTGTTCACTTTGAGTTGCGTGTAGACTTTGATGATTGGATGAACTGGGCAATTGATAAAAAGATCAATTCTGATGTTGTTGGTTTCTTGAACTTTGCAAAGAATGATTTGTATCAGTTTGATCCCAAATCATCTTCACGTGGTTTTGCTACACCTCGTTCTTGGACTTATGTCGGTGAATTTCTTGATGGTGAAGCAGGTTTGTTACAAGAAGGTTTGCAGACTGATATCGTAGCGGGTTGTGTCGGTGAAGGTACTGCGATCAAGTTCATGGCACATCGTAAGATTGCTGGTGATCTACCTAATCCTTCTGATGTATTAGATGGTAAGGTATCTGATTTGCGTACCAAAGAGATTTCAGCGATGTATGCACTTGCGACTAGCATGTGTTATGAGTTGAAAGATCGTTCTGATAAGTGTAAAGAGACTAAGGATTCAACAATTT